GGGGTTGCGCAGGGACATGACCCCGTCCTTATACTCCCGGGTGGCCACGTTCAAGTTCCCCAGCGCATCGGCAGTTCGTTGGATTTCTTCTTCCGTCCACCGCTCTCCGGTCTCTGTGTCGATCTCGATTTCAGTGGAGCCCTGGATGTTTAGGATCAGCGCCCGGAGGGCCCGGGCGGCTGAGTTGCCGCTCTCCTGGGTCTTGGCGGTGATGGTGCCGATGGCGGCCATAGTCTCCTCCACCTTCATCCCCGCCTGCTCCGCCAGCGAGGAGACGATACCCATGCCGTTGGCCAGCTTGTCCACTGAGGTGGCGTAGTTGTTGGATATCTCGTTCGCCCCGTCCAGCACCTTCGTCAAGGAGTCGATGTTCCCCTTGTACTTGTAGGCCGCATCCACTGCCAGGAGGAACTTGTTGGCAGTCTCCTCGTTTACATCCCCCACCACCTGGGTCTTGGCGGACAGCTCACCCAGCTGATCGGAGAGAGCGCCGTACCCTGCTTGGGCCCACTTGGTTACCGAGGAGAGATAGTCGGAGGGGGTGGTGCCCAGAGCGCCGGAGACCTCAAACGCGGAATTTTTCAGGCGCTCCATCTCCGCGTCCGTGGCCCCGGTCACCTTCTGAATGGACACCATCTCGGCATTCATGGCCTTCAGCTCTGCGGTAGCTTTTTGGATATTCTGGGCAAAAGCGTTCATAATCCGGCGGCCCAAAACGTCCCATAATTGATTATATGTCCGCTGGGTCCGTATCAGCCCGTCCGCCGCCGCCTGGGCCTTTATCTCCTGGGTTGCCTGACCGGCGATAGCCTGCCGGGTGCGCTCCTGCTCCACTGCCAGCTGGTTTTGTGCCTTTATCATGTTGGCTTGGGCGTTGATGTACTTGGCCGCCGCCTTGGCCGATTCCTCGGCGTTCCCCATACCTTGGGGCAGGCTGGTAATGTTGACGCTGATGTTGGATTTCTTTTTCAGTGATTCCACCACCTTGTCCAGCTGTTCCAGCCGAGCAATCTGGGCCTCTGTCGCCCCTGAGATTCCAACCTTTAGGGTTACGATTTCGTCTGCCATTTTATCATCCCTTTCCGAGTTTTTTGTCAAATTAAAAGAGACCATGAATTTAGAGCGTGTCTAAATCCATAGTCTCATTGATGTCTGACCCTGTGCCGGCGCACAGATTGTTTTCATGTAATTGTCAAAGATAAGTTGTGCCTTGGGGTTTCTGGGTAGAGGTAATATACTGCGGCGCTGGGAGGTTGGCATATTTACAAAGAGTATTGGCCCACTTTATGGTATCGTTGCGAGTAAGGCGAGATCGAAAAATCAAACTTTTAACAGTCCGTAAATCTCCTTTGGGATGATACTGAATTTCAACAGCGTTTTCAACTTTGACTTTTTCGGTTCGGGTCTGCCCCTTGGCGTCAATGGCGCTGACAACTGCCATTGCGTCTCCGCCAATCAGCCCGCCTACAATACCTGCCGTAAGAGGACTTACAGCTTTGGTAAACGTCGTTTCCCATGTGATAAAATTGACCTGGGTTATTTGGTTGAAAGGAAGGATGGTTTGATGTTCTTGTGAATCTTCAAGTCTGATATATCCTTCGTTACATTTGATACGTACGCCGAAATAGTCATTATATTGGTATCCTGCCACACCCTCTAAATGATCAGAAGGCATACCAAATTGTTCCTCCAAATTCAGCTTGAAAAAGTCTTTGAAGCCCACAGTGTCCCCCCCCTTTTTTGCGTTAACATAAATATTTTATCACAGTTGGGTGGCAAATGCAAATAGTTTCAGGGGCCTTCCACACACTTGCTAAAAAGAAAAGGGGCCTTCCGCCGCAAGCAGAAGACCCCCTCTTGCTATCCCACCACCACAGCGTTGCTCAGTCCATACACCCACTCGATGGTTACCGTGTCGCCCACCTGCGCGCTGGCGGCAGCAGACAGGTAAGGCAGCTCCATTACGGTGCTGTCAAAGGGCTCCTGTACACCCATGGTGTTCCCGTTCGGGGCGGAGATCACCGTCACTGTCCGGCGGCGGACGCAGCTCCGGGTAGCGTCCGCTATAATCTGCCGTATCCAGGGCTCCAGCTCCTTCTGGATGGCCCGCACCTCATCCTGTCTGTTCAAAGTTCCGCCACCTCCGCAATCTCCCAGCCCGGCATTTCCCCGGCCTTCAGCCGTGCGGCGGCGGGGCTTTCGGCGGTAACAGCGTCAATGTGCGCTGCTCCGGCGACGTTGCGCCGGACAATTTTGTAGGTCTTCGATATCACATTCAATTTCAGCATACCCCGCTCTTCCTTTCGAATGACTTTTCTCTCAAAATCTTAATCTTTAAGGCACCTAATTGATAGGAGAAGTTAACCCATTGCCAACATTCCATACCACCATGTGTTGAGAAGAGCCCACATAAAACCTATAATGGCTTACTTTCCAAGCAAGTTTAAAAGATTTGTCGGTATAGCTATATGTTGCAATCGTGTTGGATGCCAGATTTTCTATCTCTATATAGCCACAGCAATAATTTCCATGATTCAAGTATGTTAATGTCCCTACAGCCATGGCGTGCGAGGTAAACGGTGCGAAAATTAATAGCTGTGAAACCAAGTAGTTGCCAGCTTCCGACGGAAAACCATTTACACCTGAGTTTACATTAAAAGATAAAAACCCAACTGCAATGATATTAGAGGGGCTTAATGCAAATTGATAATGAGTACCCCATTGAGTTAAAAACCGATCTTGAAATGTAGCAGTGAATGTTATTGGTTCAAGTGAAAGGGTTGCACCTGTACCGCTTATATACTCATACGAAGGGTTTACATCTTCACTTGGTATACCCATACCTAAATTGGGGGCAGCTTTAAACACGTCACAAATGGACCCTGCTGGCATCTTCTTCCCCATAATAATCGGATTGTTCAGCATTCAACTTACCTCCTGTACTACAACATAAACGGAAAGGTCTTTAGATGGAACAGTATCAGCCGTAAAGGTTAAGCTGTTGGCAGCTTGGGCAGTAACCTTGATTCCAGCATCATAGTATGCCGACTGGCTATTGACGGAAGGGACAGGGGTAATTAGCTGGCTCCCTTCTCCCGCCAAAATGCCCTGTACCGCAACGGTCTGGGCTTTACTATTCCATCCGCTTATATTCAGCGTTATCAGGGTAGACACCGGTCCTGCTGTTTCAATGGCTCTGTTCATTTCAGCGATTGTAGGCGCCCCCACCATCTCGGCGGTGTAGTCCCCTGCCTGCGGTGTAACAGCCCCCTTCCGGCCATTAAATGACGATACGCCGGAAGCTCCCCCACCCCCAGTATCGTCGCTGTTAAAGCGGACAACATTGTTGGACCCGTTATCCCGGATTATCAGATTAGCTGTATCGCTTATGTTCAGTAAACTATTCCCAGTCACAAAATTCCTTTTCGTGTTTTCTCCCAGTGTGATAAATGGGGCGTCATCCAGAAATGTATGGCATCGGTTTCCTATTATAAGATTGTCACAAGATGGAGCGTCTGTACCCAGAATTTCAATACCGCCGCACACATTGTTTGTGACAATAAACTGATTGGCTGCGTCCAGGATAATTTTTGCAGTAGGTTCCCCTCTGTTTCCGGATATTACTGTGCCCCGCGGAGAAGATCTCGCGTCATAGTAAGGTGTTCCGAAAAAAGCGGTTTCGACAAAATTAAACTCGTTATTATATACGCCGATTCCTCCGGCTTCACTATTGTATATTCCAACTTTGCACTCATGAAAATAGCAGCCATGAATAATAGTGATTCCACTGGCCATTGATCCAGCGGCATAGACTGCACCATCCGCACATTCATCGAAATTAATACCTGAGATCGTTGAAGCATAGGCACAGACCTCGCATTTAGACCAGTCAGTCGAACCCAGCGGGAAGGCGTCTTTATTCCCATCTACTGTAAAGCCGGAGAACGTGCTGTTAACAAGTCCAATCAGCCACTGTGAGAACGGTGCTGGTGTTCCACCAGGGAGATTCTCTGTCTCTCGCATAAGAATAGTTTTGGGCCCGCATCCGCGAAACAATGTATTGTAGATCAAAGACAGCCGTGCTGACAGATGATAGGTTCCATTCAACACCACAATTTCACCGCCTTTATTGCCCAGTGCGGCGATGGCCTGGTTGATCTCCACCTGATCATCCACCCCGTCACAGAGGAAATCGCAGTCGTTCTTAGTCCAGCCGTTTGTCGAGGTCCCCACCACTACAGAGGCGTACCTCTTTCCGCCTCCTGTGCCGTTGTCGTCCAGCTTTTCCAGTGTATTGCTAATATCGTTCAGGTTTTGGGCATTGATGGGAGGCTGGGCGCCGTCGGCCCAGCCCGGGTTTTTATACTTTCCGTTCAAAATTGGCATATGGAATCTCCTTTCAGGCTCCCGGCACGGCAGCCGCCGTGGCCAGGGGGAAGTCATTGACTGAGGTGCAATTGAGCTGCATCGCCCCTGTCTGTCCCAGCGGCCGGGAAAAGCCGGTGAGCAGATGCCGTTCCACGGGGGCTCCGGGCTTGTCCGTGCGGCGGAGGGTAATCAGGTTGTTCTCCACCAGGTGGAAGATCTGGGACGTCTGCACCGTTACCGATTTTTGCAGCACGGTATTCCGCTTCAGATGGAATTCGGCCAGCTCCTGGCACTGGCTGTCCGCATAATAGGCGGTATCCGTCAGCCGCCGGGTACGGTTGCCCAGGATATTCACATTGGTGTCGCTCCTGGGGTCCAGGTTGACGGCCCGGCCCTTGGGCACCGGCCCGTTGTTCAAGGCCGTCCCGCGGACGATGATATCATTGTACACTTCTGTGTTTTTCACGGTATATGTGGCCCCCAGGAAGGTGGTGCGCTCCGGCGAGAGCTGGTACTGCACCGGCTTGTCCGCATCCAGAATATCCTCATAGGCCGCATCCACCCGGAGGCGCCCGGTCTGGTCATAACCCATCCAGCCCACCAGCATCTTGTTTATCTCTAAAAACACTTCCGCATAGGTTCCGTTCTCACTGTCACAGCGATAGGTGTACGGGGCGGAGAGCCAGGAGGCGGCTGTGCCATCCGGCAGGGTCACTGTGCGACTGTTGTAGTAGTTGGTGAATACCGGCGGCACATGATCCACTGCCTGTCCGTTCCCCCGGTCCTTCTGGAGCAATGTAGCAATAGCGGCAAACAGGTTTTCCCCCCGGCTGATCTGGTAAATGCCCTCCAGGCCGCCGAACAGCGTCCCGTCCAGGCAGGCCCACTTGTCCACCAGGCTGTACCGGGCCATTTTCCGCCCCGGCTCAAAGGTCTCCTCTGGATCCTTCACATAGAATACCCCCTGGGGCAGGTAATACTCTGTCCCATCGGGGAGGACCAACCCCTCCATCAGCCGTATCTGCTGCCCGAACCAGACCCGGTTTACGTTGAAGTCGTAGGCGCCGTCCAGGTTGGACAGGGTGACGGACGCCTGCCGCCGCTGGCCGTTCTGGAGGTTTACAGACAGCTCTCCCTCCTGAAGGAAGGCCCCGGACCGGCGATTTTTGGGGTTGTTGTCAATGGAGAAGGCCAGCGATCCGTCAGGCTGAAGGAAGTCCAGCCGGGCCAGCTTGATAAATTGTCCCTCCAGGGCGGCCAGATAGTCCGTCCACTTTTCCCGGTCTGTCAAGGGCAGCAGCTCCTTTCCAGGCGCAAAAGCGCCCCTGCTTCGTTGTTGACAAAACAGGAGCGTGTGGGTATAATAAACGCAGAAGGGTGCCGTTACTGACGGTTGACCCGATCAAGTCAACAAATCAAATCGCTGACTGCTCGTGCCGCCGGGCAGTCAGCACGCTTTTGGGGCGGTGAGGAGCAAAATCATAATGACTATGCCCAAGCTCACCACGAACCGAAAGAAAATCCTCCGGAAATCGTTTCCCATCAGCAACCACCTCCTCCCTTTAGCATTCCGCCGGGAGAAAATGGGCCAACCGCCTTTTATGTAATAGCGCCTCTCTCGCCGCCCCTTTCGGGCCGACACGTTCATCATATCCTATGCGCCGTATTTTGCCAAATCCTGCCGCCCACAAGGGCGGCTTTTCTTATGCTGTTAAACGATGGGACCAGCTACAAACACCTTGCTGGAACTCCCGCTTGTTTTAAATTCATCAGCTATCAGGTCGTAAACCCCAACAACTCCATCGGGATTAATGCAGGGGACATACTCAATTTGGATATCTCCAGTTTCACTGGCCGAAGACGAGAAAACTTTAAACGAATATAGGTTGAAATCAAGAGACAAGCTGTTTGAATACGTCTTGGACCCAGTGCGTGCTTCCAATGTTCCAAAATATCCATACAGAGAACATGAGTACGATGCTCCGGGTGCGGACGGGGTCTTTGTTGTAGTTGCAGACTTATCGTTTACCGACAGTATTTTTTTAGGGATATCAATTACGATATTCCAAATTTCATCTGCAATATCATCTGTTTTGATGGTTGCCCCGTCCACATTGATGTATTGGGATGAATAGGAGTAATAAACATACGCTTCGTAATCTGTTGCTATACCGTTGGAGCCCTGACGCTGGTAACGGCTTCCAAACAGAGCACCAGGTTTTTCCGAATTCATTTTAATCAACATTTCAATTCTTTTGCTTGTGTATGGGTATACTGCACTAATCCCAGTAAGAATGTAGGTGAGATTCGGGTTACTGATATACTCAACCTCCGTATATCCTTCTGGAAGCCTGGATTCCACTTTCATGCCAAACAGGGCGGTCAAGGCAACGCCTTGGGAAACCGTGAATGTGTACTCAGAGTTGACACTCACAACAACATTGTCTGCCTGCCAGCCTTTAAATTCGTACCTTGTACCCGGGCTTGCTGAAACGGTGACCGTCATCCCGATAGTGACCAGTCCCCCACCGGAAACCGTGCCGCCCTCGGGCGGGTCAGCGGCCAGGGCGATAGTGTGCATATTGTCGGGCAAACTTCCCCCTGTCTCAATGGCTAGGACGTTGTCATGTATGGTCTGGAAGGATGCGTCCGCCGGTGTATCCACCCCCATGTCAGTGACAGCGGACGCGATCAGGGCTTTCCCCTCACTGACAGATGTAAAAAGTTCCGACACAGCTCCCTGCACATTGGTGGCCTCCATGCCGCTGGGCGGCGTCAGGGGCACCTCCTGCGCTGTGGGTGTCCAGGTATCGGGCCGGGCCCCCACCATCTTGGCGGTATAGTCCCCCGCCTGCGGGGTGACGGCCCCCTCCCGGCCATTAAAGGAGGACACCCCGGCGGCGGCTTCTCCCGGAGGTCCCTGCGGGCCAGGCTCCCCTTTGTCCCCTTTGGGACCCTGCGGTCCCGCGGGTCCAGCTGGCCCCCTGGGGCCCATCTGCTCGTTGGCCACCCCCTGCTCCAGGCGGTTCATATCCGCCGCTTGGATAACCTCTCCGTATACCCATGTTTTCGGTGTATAGCTCAAGTCAAGCCCTCCCTATCATAGCAATTCCAATTTTCCCAATTCCGACTATGGCGCCGCTCCCTCGTTGGAACACCAAGCCCACATAGCTGGTTAGACCACTTTCCACTGTAACCGTTTTTTGGACTGAATCGGGTCCTAAAACAGCGCTTACGGTGTAGCCTCCGCTTGCCGGGGGATAGTATACTACCGGCCCCGCCCAGGTCTCAGAAAGGACCGTATTGCCGTTTTGCGTGATGGTCACTGTGCTCCCCGGCGGCGCCGTCACTACTAGGGCCGTCCGCCCGGTCTCCTCCGGGCCATCTGATTCTCCCGGCCAGTCCCCCTGTCCGCTGATGATAGATACATCGTCGACGGGGCCCGCCTCCACCCACGGGAAGGTCCCGAAGTATGGCTGGGGGACCTGGTTGTCCCCGGTCTGGAAGGACACCGCCGCCCCCGTCTCGATCCGCCACAAATTCCCCTTCCGGTCCCGCAGAAACTTGGGGTCCAGGTTCACTGACAGCGCCCGAAGGGCGCCCGCCTGTTCCGCTGTATCCTCATAAGTGTTTTTGTCAAAATTCACCCGCCCGATGTATCCCGTCAGGGTAGAGGACTGGTAGTTATACGAGCTGGGCTGCCGGTTGGGATAGGGGGTGAAGTTTTGCAGCAGCTGAGGGGCGTTATTGTTGGTGATGCTGTCAGTACTCACACTGTTGCGGAAAATGTGGGCCTCCTTCACGTGATAGGCTCCATTTTCCAGCTTTGTCCTCAAAACCGTCCAGTTCCAGAACATGGGGGTGACAGGATTGGAGATCAGCGGGGCGGAAACGTAGGTCCTGGCCCCCAGCACAAACAGGTAATATGTGTAGGTCTCCTGATTGCGGAAGCCCTCGTCGATCAGCTCCGACGTTCCAATGTCCAGCGTGGCCACCAGATGCAGCCGGCTCTCTCCCTGCTTTCTCCGGTACAGAGCCACGCCGGTGATGGTGTCCCCTGCGGGGGTTATGTTGCCCCCGTTCAGCCCCTGGTAAAAGCCCGCCAAAAACCGGGTATCCAAGCTCCAGTCCGGCTCATAGGATAGATTGGTCAAAAGGTTGTCCAGCAGCCCCGCCGACGCTTCCCCTGAGATTACAGTGAGCCACTGGCACCGCTGCTCCCCGTGGAGAGTCAGCGCCGATATGTCGGGCTGTACCCAGGTCAGGGGATACCGCACGCGGTTCCAGGTATACGCCCCGCTGCTGGGATAGAGTGTATTGGAGGGGAACAGAGAGGCCGCCGGCAGCAGCCCTCCTGTTGTGGCTGCATAGAAGAAATGGACCTCTCTCGGGGTGATGACCAGCCGCAGGGGGAGGTCGGGTATAATTCCGGGAATGTTCTCCCGCCACAGGTCTGTTCCATTCAGCGATAGCCAGATAGCGGAGGAGGAAACGTGAAAGGCCAGGCCGGGAGATACTGTCAGTACAGGGGCGGTTCCGCCTGGCGGTAAAAACCCGGACCAGGCCAGCGTCCACGATGCGTCGATTTCCAGCGGAGCGCCGTTTTTCTCGTTCCAGGCCACGGAAGAACCCGGGTGGAGATCCAGCACCCCGGCGGCGGCGGTGTAGCTGCCCGTCCCCTTGCCTGGGATGTAAGATACCAGCGGCCAGCGCAGGGCAATCCCTTCGATTGGATGGCGGCAGGCGTCCACATAGCCCTGCATATCCGATACAGTATACTGAACCGTAAAATCTACCCAGCCTGTATCTGCCTGCACTCCGTTCTCCGTTTGGATCATGCACCGCACCCGGTACCGGGTACCGGTGAACAATCCGTCATAGCTCACCCTCAAGTCCCCGGAGCCATAGATACTCCCGGAATCCTCCAGAGGGGTGTCCTCGTGTCCCGCTTCACACAGCAGCCATCGGAACCAGTCCAGGGCGTCCCCCTGGGCCTGGACATAACTGGCGGCAAACGCGGCCATACGTCCCGAGACGGGATTGGCAAAACTCTGAATTGTCAGGGTTGGAGCTGCCCGGGTGATAAAGTAGGAGGGGGACAGCTGCTTGATGCTCCCGCCGTTCCAATACTGTGTAATTTGAAGCTTGTACCCGGGTGCGTACCCGTTTACAAGGCCCGGGCCCTGGACGTCTACGCTGTAATATCGGGTTTCTCCTGTAGAGCCCACCCCCCAGAAGGGGGAGATGTTCACCCGGCCGCTGTCATACACCTGCGTGGAAACTGTGGTGTTTTGAAAAATTTCAATCTGATACCCTGTCATAGCAGAATTTCCGTTGACCTGCCATGACACGGTCAGAGGCTGTAAAGCATCCACTGTCCCCCCGCCCCGCCCGGCGAAGGAGGAAGGAAATATATTTGTTGGTTGATAAAGCGCCATCCTGCCCCTCCTTCTAAAATCCCTGCCGCTTCAAGCCCTCCTTCAGGGCTCGATAGGCCCGTCCGGAGGAAACTGCCTCCGCCTGAGTTCCCGCCATAAAGGGCCGGGGCCGGGGCTGTTTATATCCAGGCAGTCCTTTTTCCACCACGTCAGACAGCGCCTCGTCCCCGTTGGTGGGGAACTGGAACGGGGTAACGTTCTCCATGGTCAGTTCATGCCCCGGCAATACAGCGGAAATCATATTCCGCCGGTCGCCCAAGCCCCCGTTGTCCAACCGGCGGGTGGCCATAGCCATAGCGGAGGCCTCATAGGAATAGACTTGATACTCGGTCTGCTCCTCCATGATGTCCTTAACCTCCTCGGCCACCTCATGTTCCAGGGCGTCATCCACAGCAGTCTCCAGCTTTGCCAGAAGATCATTATATTTTTGAATAAAGCTCATAAAATCGCCTCGCTTCTCCCAAGGTCTTCCATCAGGCCCTGGGAGAAACGAGGGAGTGGGGGCGCACAGTGTGCGCCCCCTCCCTCGTTGGCATAATGTCAACCAACCGTCACAGCCACGGTATAGGTGATCCCGCTCTTTCCGCTCTCAGACACAGCCAGGGTGAACCCCTTGGAGCCGCCGGAGGTGTCCACGGTATAGGTGGGTGTGGTGTCGGTGCCGCCAGGGGTCACGTCGGCGGCGTTGGCGCCGCCCACGGTTACCGACTGCTCCGCTGTCTTAGTCCCGGTGAGCACCACGCTGGTGGTACCGGCGGCCGCCTTCACAGCCACAGTCTTGTCCGCGCCGCCACCGGTGATGGTATTATCGGTGTCAGGGACGGGGGTGGTCAGGGCAAAGTCCACATCGGCGGTTGGAACCACCACGGCGCCGCCTGTCACAGTGACGTTGGCAGTCACCGTCAGGGCCTTCTTGCTCTTAGTGGTGATGGTCACCTCCGTGGTTCCGTTGCCCACGCCGGTCACAACGCCCTGGGGAGACACTGTAGCGATGGCGGGCGTGGCGCTCTCAAAGGTCAGGTCAGACATGAGGGGGGTGCCCAGGCTGCCGTCCTCCATGATGTACTTCACGGGGATGGGGGCGGTCTGCCCGGCATTTACATCAATGTCAGCGCCGCCTACGATAGCCAGCCCGGTTGCAAACTGGTCGGGGAAACCGAACAGTTCCAATACCATATAGGCCAGCTTGGGAGAGACAGCAGAGCCGCACTGGATACCCGCCTCGCAGGCCTCGTCATAACTCAGGGCCGTGCCGTTCATCACGGTGGTGGCGGGGGTAGTTTGGCTGCCCTCGGTTGACACGTCGCCGTTGAACTGCATACGGGGGATGGTGATGTACAGACTACCCACCCGGGAACCGGTCAGAGGATTGGCCTCCTTGCTCTCAGTGGCATACACCGGAATGGTAATAAGGGTGCGCACCACAGCCGGATTCATCAGGGTATCCACGCTGAACTGCTGCGCCCCGGCGTTCTGAGTGTAGTAGTGGACGCAGTATTTCTCCCCCGCCGTGGCGGTAAAGCCCTGAAGCTCCATGGTGGCGGGGTCGATCTTATAGGCTGCGCCGTCGTTGCCCACATAACCGATAATGTCGCAGCCACCCAGAGGGGCAACGGGGGTCTGGGCCACCTTCAGGGCAATCCCATCCGCCTCCACAACCTCGTCCACTGGGACTACGCCGTTAAAGGTCACGTTGCCGCCTACAGCCAGGGCCCGGCCCGCCAAGGAGAAATCGGCGGCAGTCAGATTCATAGTCAGGCTGGGGGTATCGGGAATCTGAATTACCACAGGATTGCCGATCCCGGCGTTGATGGCCCCCAGGTTGACTTGGCTCTGGAGCTGGCTGGTGCTCATTTTGTTGGAGAAGTAGATCAGGTCGTTAGTGCTTGGATCAAAGCACTTAATGTCCATGGTGCCCTTCGCATAGAGGGGCCGATTGTTCAGAGTCGCTTTTATCATGTTAAAAATCCTTCCTTTCATTTTTGTTCCACAGAGCCAGACAGCCGCCCGGACAGGGCGCTGAGGGGCTCCACAGCTTGAATGGATTCCTCCCGATCGTATTTCCAGGAGGGGTAGGGGTTGCCCCCCTTGAATCTGCCCCCGGCAGCCAGGGTGACGGAAGCCATTCTGTGGCCCTCCGCCCGATCTATGGCCCGTTCCACGGCCTGGAACCGACGTACCGTCCAGCTCATAATCTCTTCAGGATCAGCCCGGGCTTTCAGCGCCACGGAATACACAAGATCCTCCAGGCTGGCCTTCAGCGCCATTCCGGCCGCCCCGGACAGGTCCCGTCTGGCTTGCAGCAGCTCGGCGTTGTCTGTCTCATCAGGCAGCTCCAGACCGTTCTGCCAGGCGATCAGTTCCCGCAGCCCGCCAAAGTTTTTCGCAGTGATCTCTCCTTTCCGCTCCCCCTGCACAATCAGCAGCGACATAATCTTATCCCCGCTTGTTCCGGGGTAAATGGGGAGGGTGTCGCCGTCGGGCAGGCGCAGCGCCAGCTTCAGCAGCAGTGCCAGCCGGGGCAGTGCCCCCTCCATAGCAAACAAAGCTTCCAGATACCGCATAGTGGAAAATGGATAGGGAAATGTCTGCTGAGCGGCGGTAATGCACTCACACGCCGATAGGAAGACGGGATAATCCTGCATTTTTACCGGATAAACCAGCAGTCCGTTCCATTCCTCCGGATCATCCTTGAACAGGGCGGAAAAATTCATGCTTCTGCCCCCCAGGTAAGCCCCAGAACCACCCGGCGGCCCACATTGGTCCCCCGGTCGTCGATGGCCCAGGAGCCGCAGCCAGGGTGCTGTCTCCTGTCGAAGTAGAATGTGCCCACACCGCTGATGTTTACCCCGTTTAGCGCCTCCAGCAAAGCACACTCCATCGCAAAGGTCCGGGACAGGGCGGTCCCCGCTGCGCCCTCATAGATATTGTTGGTCATCAGCTCAAAGATCACCGACAATTCACAGTGGTGCACGCTCCTGGCAACGGTCTGTCCCATATAGCAACGCAGCACGGTTCTCCCCTCGAATTCGGTCTGGTTGATGTATGCCTGAGGAAAAATCCGGTATCTCTTATCCTTATCCGGCGGGTCGGTCTGCCGCAGAGGGTCAAAAACCAGCGCCAGCTTCTGCTCCGGGGTGGGAAGAGGGCCGTCCAAGGGAGAAAGCCCGTCATGAAAAAGATATTTCATCAGCCGGGCACGGGGATACTCATTTCCGGCGGGTGGGATGTAGCCCGGAAGGGGGAGATCCAGCAGATAGCTGACCACCTGACGGGGGATAGCCTCGGCCCCCCGGAGGGTCACATAGCGCTGATCCTTTTCATAGGGGTAGGTGGGCGGGATGCTCAAGCATCCTCACCCCCCGGAGCCGCGGACTTCTCAGCAGCTTCCCGGAGCGCCGTCATTACCTCCGGGGACATCTCTATCTCCAGCGCTTCCCCCATCCGCTTCAGCGGATCGTTCTTCTCCTCCAGCTGGCTGCGCACCTCCCGGTCAAGAATATCGAGAAACAGCCTGTAATCCCTCACCAGCTCCAAGGCGTTCAGCCGGTAAAGCTCTGCCTCCAGCTGGGACAGTTCGTCGTACTGGTAAAGGGTAAAATCAAATTCCGGCTCTGGCTTGTCCAGTCCCGAGATGTCAACCAGGTGGAGATAACACCCCGCCAGCACGTAGGTTTCCACCAGCTTCCGGCCGATTATATTTTCCCGCCAGCGGGGAGGCTGTGCCTCGGTTTTTTCAATGCACCCGGGAGCCAAAACCTGGGCCAGGGCGGATTTCACCGCCAGCGTCAGATAGGTATCAGCCCCTGCGACGTCTTTTTCTGTTAGTCTTCTGTGTTCCATTTTCGTGCTCCTTTCCCTCAATTCCGGTCTCTTTTTTCCCTTTCTGGATCAATTCCGTTCCCGTTTTTTCCTCTTTGGGAAGTGCCTGGCCATCCGGCTGCCGCTTCCGGCACTCCCGAAAGCCGGTATTCTCATACTGTCCTGTGTCCGGGCAGTAAAACTGATGGGCACAGTAGGACCAGTCCTCACAGAAGATGCAGGGAGAGTCGGGCTTTCTCTGCCCCTTGGGGCACATAGGTCTGTTGATCACGTTGTCACCTCGCAGTCAATGAAATTTTGGTGTTCAATGTATTCTCTCCGTCGGTAACCGACACCGCCAGTGGGATGTCACTGGGGAAATAGCTGGTCAGGACTGCGGTCTTCCCCTGAACGCTGGCCTCATAAAGATTCTCTGGTGGCCCGGTAAAAGACCAGGTCACCGGCCTATCACTCTGGACAGCCAGGGTGAGCTCCCGGTAGATGGGCAGCCGCTCCGGTATGCTGGACGCCCAGGACAGCCCGGCCGCCGCCGTTACGGTGCTGTCGGTGAAGATATCCGGGTTCTGCTCCAGGGTGCAGCGGATCGTCCCGGTCCCCTGGGTCAGGGCGGTTACATTCCCGGCCCCGTCTACCTGGAGCAGATCAGTGGACAGGCTCTCCCACAGGTAAGACGCCGGCCGGTCAGGCGCGGTGCCGCAGCGCAGAGAGGAAGCGGTAAACTGCGCCGTCTGCCCCGCCTGAAGGGTTCGCGGCCCATCCACCGATATCTCCCAGGAAAAGGCCTTCCCGTCCGCAATGCCTAACTCCAGGTCGTCCCGTTCGGTGGGCTGCTGAAAATAGAGGGAGAAGTACAGCAGCCGGGCAGATTCCTCCTCGGTGGAAAAGTCCAGAATATAGTCGCTCAGCCCCCGCACAGCGTACACTGCCTTCCCCATCACGATCCGGTCGTTCTCCCTCAGGTCCATGGTCTGAGGGTTATACTGCATCACGCAGTTGTTGTAGTGGTCGGGCAGCCCCTCATAGATGTTATACTCGTTGGCGTTGGCTCTGGTTGAGGGGTGTTCTACAACAAAGGGCTCGCTGAGGATGTTGCCATAGTAGTCATACCGCTTCCAGTTCCGGTTGCACCGGCGGACCACAGCAGTGGAAAAGGGGCCGCCTATGTTGTTGGGATTACAGGCCAGCCAGCAGGACTTCCAAAACCACACCTTGGCGCCGGTGGGGATATAGTCGATGTCCCTTCGCCTGAATATAATGGTTTTCCAGTCGTTATGGCGGGAGCTTTCGGAAATGGATGCCGAAGGAAAGGTATCCGCCGCCCGTATCTCATACCAAGCTGTTTTCCAGAAGTCCTCCGGATCCAGGCCCTGAACCTCAGCCCCAAAAAAGTCGGTAGCGTAGGGAGCCATTTTTTCCAGGAATCGCCGGGACGGGTCATCCATATACTGCCGCTGCTGCCCGGTCTCTGCCGGGGAAGGCCCGTTCCCTGCACAACCAGAGGGAGCACTCAGCAGTGCGGCGTTTTTAATGTGTTCCAGTACCTGCATGTTTTTCATAAAAATGCAGGTATGCTACCGCACCGCCCGAACGATCATCGACACGACCTCCTGCCTGGTAGGGAGGGCCTGGGGGCCGGAACCGTCAGTAATACCGGCGGCGACTGCCCGCTGCATCTCTTCGGCCATCGTGCCGGAGGCCACCCCGGGCAGGGTCCACAGCTCCTTTCTGTAGCGGTCCATATTTGCAGCGAACAGCCGATAGCTGTCAGCCTCCATTATCTGGGACACCACTGTCTGCGCGATTTTTTTAACCTGTTCCTCGGTCATATCTGGAATTACCTCCTTTTCCTTATAAGACGGCCTATACGCTCCTACGATATACTTTTTTGCCCGCTTCTGCCGCATGACGGCCCCGCCATTGGCCTGGTTGCCGGAGCCTGTGTTGCCGTCTATGGTGGTGATGTACGACCCATCCCAGCTCTCGCAGATGCCCACATGGGCGGCGTTGCTCCCGCCTTTAAAGTTGAAAAAGATCACGTCCCCAGGCTTGTAGCTTCCTTTGACAGCCTGCGCCTTGTGGTAGTTTTTCAGTGTGGGGCAGTAGGCGGTTTTTCCCCCGCCGTAGAACAGTTCAGACGCCCCGGCCTGCCTGAAGCACCACCAGACAAAGGCGCAGCACCAGGCGTATTTGCTCCCGGAGACCTCCCGGCCATAGTAGGCGGTATTATACTTCACCCGGTTGGAGTTGGCTGGGAACTCCTTGACCCCGATCTCTTTCCTGGCGATCTCCAGAACTTTTTCAGCAGTCATCGCTCCACCTCATAATCTCCAGCAGCTTGTCGTATCCGAACATAGCCGCATAGGCCACCATGAAGCCGCCCACAACCAGCGCGGCCACGATGTACCAGGTCATGGCCGCCGCCTTGATCTGGCAGCAGGCGATACCGGCGGATACGGTCAGCGCCTCCGCCACCAGCAGGGCCACAATGTTGGTTGGCAGCTTGTCCCAGGTGGCCTTTTTCACCACCTGGACGATGATGTTGGTCAGGGCCACCAGCACGCCCAAAATAGGGATAATAACGGTCAGGTCAGTCATTTGAATCGTCCTTTCTCTTCTTCTCGTTTAAAATGGTCTTCAGACACATCAGCAGCAGCTCGCCGCCGAAGAAGACCAGGATCACCCCCAGCAGGGCGGCGGGGTCCTGGCCGGTGTGGGAGAGGATGCGCAGCGACCAGGCGCAGGCCACGGTCCCGCACAGAACACACCACAGCACCATACACTTGGCAAACAGGTGGGGCACCGCCCTGAGCTTGTCCAGCAGTCTTTTCACAGCCCAATCCTCCCCATTACCAACCCCAGAATAGCGGCCAGCACCAGCCAGATGGAGTTCTCCTTTAGCTTGTCCAGCAGCTTGTTGGGCTTGTCCTTCTCGCTTTCCATGTAGTCCACCAGCTTTTTCAGCTGGGCGTTAATGCTGTCCAGATTGGCCTCCAAGGACGTTTTCGCCTGCTCCAGGGCGTTCAGCCGCTCGAACATCTCCTTGTGGGTCTTCCCCGAACCATCCCGGTACCGGTCAAATTCCTTCTCCAGGCTGTCCACCCGGGCGCTCACCGGACAGTCGCTGCAGTTGTTGTCATGCACAGCTTACACCTCCTCGGGGTTTAGTTCATTGTCCAGCATCTCGGTATCGGCTGGCAGTAATGCGGGGGTATCCAGAATAGATGGGATTTCAATGGTGGCTTGATCTGTGGTTTTGGTGTACTCAACAATGATGGAAACTGGCTGACTTTGTACAGAACTTCCGTTAATAGATATTGCAATTCCGGTCTTTGATGATGTGAGCCAGAGAAATGCCGATACCGTTCCATTATCGATTGGGGTTGAGTATCTCCCAATCATGCCTCTACATGTTGGGCATTCATTTATATTCAGGCTGCTTATATCAAGATAATTATTGTGCTGACCAGCCTGCGCGGGAGACATCAAGCCTGCGTAACATTTTCTATACAGCGGCCGTCCGTCAATCCATGTTCCGATGCGTGCCTCCTCCGTGGAGTAAACATTCTCCGCAGTACCGCTGCCGGAAGTGTTTATCTCCGGATCATAATAATTAAGAATTGACATCGTACGCCTCCGGTATTGAAAATTGAATGTCGCCATAGCCAACCCTTCCATTAAAGCTATCGGAAGATTGGACATTGGATGCTCCTATCCTATAGAACCGGTATATGACCGGTTCTTCCAGCACGAACTCACTGTATTCGCCCACACTTGCCCACTCAACATTGGAGTATGCCGCAATCTCATTCCAGTTGGTTCCGTCATCCGAACCGGAAACATAAAACCATTTGGGAGTACTTATGCCGTAAATGGAATAGGCCGGATCGATGCGAAGCCCTTTTATGAACATCCGGCGGCCAAAGTCAAATTGGATGTAGGCAGCTTTCGGGTGGTCGGCACTTGACCACATGCCGCCAGTACCAAAGCCATCCGTGGCGGGCTGCCCATTGAATGCTTTGTAGGGTGCTAAGTTGTTGTCATATGAACTGCTGGCGCTTGCTTTATAGGGCTCCGGCGCTTCAGGTCCGGTCATTTGGGGGCTCCACCAGACAAATTTACCGGCGGCTTCCTGCTTTATTTCAGCGGCGCCCAAAATGTAGATGTTGAGCGAAATGCTCTCCGTCGGGACGGTCGAGCATTGAAAGGTCAGCTTCCCAGCCGCCTGGGAAATCCCCTTTATCCCGCTTGCGAGATACGCCGCTTTGGACGCCTGCGCCGGTACAGGGACAATCAGCTGCTGGGCTTCGTCGGCAAGAACATCCGGGACGCTGATAATCTGCCGGTTGTTAAACCACACTTCGGGCAGTAATGTGGCAGGCTGAACCTTCATGGAGCTTACTGCGCTTAAATCCGGACGGCCGTTGATATCCTCCCAGTTTACTGTGCCCGAGGTACCGCCGCCCCCGACGTCTGCTATAATCTCACCGCCATATCGAATCCCGCCTCCGGTTCCGTTGTCATCCGTAACGGCGTAGACAAGGTCGGTCCGGTTTTTCTCCTCCTCCGGCAGGGCGTTGTACTCTTCCAGCGTGATTGGCACCGTGGGGCAGTTAGCCAGGATTTCGTTGTCCCTTATGGTGAGGCCGTTTCCGGCGGTTAGGGCGTCCTGCTTGCCAGAGAGGGCTTGCTCCAGTTCCTCCTGGGTCACGCCTCCAGCCGGGCCGGGAGGGCCCTGTTCTCCCTGTGGGCCAGCGGGGCCCTGAGCACCATCCTTCCCCGCGGGCCCCTGGGCCCCGGCCTCCCCGGCAGGGCCAGCAGGGCCTCGGGGACCTTGTTCGCCGGTATCTCCTTTCGGTCCGGCGGGGCCTTGGGGGCCGGGCTCACCGGGGGCCCCAGCAGGGCCCTGTTTTCCTTCCGGGCCCTGGGCGCCAGCCGGGCCAAGAGCGCCTTGTTTTCCCTCCGGGATACCAAAGTGAAAAACCGGATTGGTGTTGCTCCCACTCCGGGTAACAGTGGCCTCGCTCCCGGCGGGGATGGTAGAGGCCGTGGCCTGGATATTGGGGGTCACGCCGCCTCCTCCACTGCTTTCGCCGCCTTTCCCGGTAAGCGCTTTCATTAGGGCGATATCTGCGGGTTTTCCTGTCATGCCGCCACCACCTGCCCCTTCGAGTTGACGGTGTACACCGCCGAGCCATCTGCCACATAGAGCACATCCCCGGGGGACAACTCCTCGGAATTCTGGCACATGCTCCGGGCCGTCTCGTCGTCACAGTACCAAAGTGTGGTCTGCCGGCCACCCGCCTCCGGGTCATAACATCCTGCCCAGCGGAAATAATTCCCCACCATGCTGTCTCCTCCTATAAAAACTTGCTACTGCGCCCGCCTACGGCGGCCATATAGGCACAGGTCTGCTCATAATTTCGCAATTCTTCGTTCAGCGTAGCCTCCAGGCTCCGCCGCTTCTCCTCCTGGGCCCGGGTCCAGTTGGCCTCGTTGGGCGGGGAGAAGGAGCGGTCGGTGGCCTTGGCCTCCCGGGGCAGCCACGCCGAAGTGAAGCGTGTCTCCCAAACCGACTGCACACACAGCCCCAGGATACGCTTCATCTCCTGGGTCAGGTCATACTCAAAGGCGCCGTCAGTGTAAAAGTCGAAGTCATATACCGTGCCGGGGGTGACCGCCTCAAGGGTCACCTCCCCGGTTTCGGAGTCATATCGGGCAGGGGTGGGGACCTCAATCAGGTTTCCATACCGGTCCGACCCCCTTGCCACAACGCTGCACAGCTCATATCCGGTTTTCCCTGTGGGGACGGTGGCCGGGCCGGGTTCCCCCTCCGGGGCCATCCACAGAAAGGAATCAAAGACCGGTCCGGTCCCCTGCTTTAGGTAATCGGTGATCTCCGGCGGCCTGTTGAACCGGGGGATGGCTGATTTGACATAAAGGGACATCTCCCGGAAGAACCTGGCCGGGTTTGTTTTCAGCTTTTCCGTCATGCGGTCGTCGTTGATATACAGCAAGGCGTAATCACAGGTGATCTCGGTCCAGGTCGTCATGAGAGATGCCCCTCCTTTTTTATTCCTGGTTCATACCCTTCAAGATGGGTTTGAACATTCCGCTGGAGTCGATCTCCTTGGAGATGTCGTTCAGCGGCTCGATTTTCTCCCGGGAGATACGGTTGTCTCCCTTCTCATATGCGGTGATAAACCGGGTGGCGGCGAAAGCCTTGTGTTCGGGACACAGCTTCCGGAACAGGGTGGTCAGGGTGGCCAGGCCCATGTCCAGCAGCCGGTCAAAGGCGTCCATGTCCAGCAGCTCTCCCTCCCGGTAGTCCACGCCGTAGCGCTTGCGTTCCGCCTCATTCAGGCCGGAGCAGACGATCAGGCTCCTATCCCGGAGGAGGGAGCGGACCACGGGGGTCATAAATTTGCCGCCGAATTCCTTCCGGGGGATCTCGATGTAGCCGCCCACCCCGTTGAGGGAGCCGTAATCCCCCAACGAGGTCACGTTATCCGGGGAGACAGCGGCGATAAAGGTCAGCTCCACCACGCCGTCTACCTGGGCGGCCTGACCCTTGGCCAGCGCACGCAGCTCGGCCACTTCCCGGCGCAGGGCCTCCAGTTCAGACACTTCGTCGGTTTTGACGGGAACACCCGGCTCACCGGGAGGCCCTACAGGGTCCGGATGCCCCTCGAAGGGAGTCTCCGGTGTCTCCTGGGGGATATCATATTCCGAAATGATCTCCGCCACGAGCTCCTCATTCAAGCCCTCGGGATTTTTCTTGGGTCTACCCATATCTCGCACCTCCTTAGCCGCCTACGTTGGTGATCACGGCCACCTTGCTGCCCATCACAATCTTGGTATCCATCACAGCGGTGACGTCGATGTAAATGGACATATCGCCAGTCTCCCGGGGGTCCATCTGCACCACCAGGGGGGACCCCTCGGCGAAGGCGGTGTAGACGGGAGCGTAAGCGCTTCCCGCCCGGCCCGCAATAATGATCATGTCCTTGGGGAACATCATCTCTCCGGTGGTGTTCACCGTGCCGGGCAGCATGGTCTGCTGAACCTCAAACAGAGGCACGCCGCCGGCCACACCAAGGAAGCCGTTGCGCATCCATTCCAGGCCCAGGCCATAGGTGAGAGCGGCGTCAGAAGGAGTGCCGCTGGGGAGTACCTGCTGCAGGGCCCGGTACTCGCCATAGGCCACCAGCTGGCTCCGGGGCAGCCGGTTGGCGGCGGACACACCCACGATGGCATTGCCCCAGTTGGCGGAGTTATAGGTGGTAAACTTCAGGTAACTGGGCACGTACCGGGCATCAGTGGCCAAGGTGGTTACCGCCTGGACAAAGTTGGCCATGATCCGGTTGTAATACCCCGCCATAATGGCGTTGTAGAAAAAGCCGATATCTTCGTCGTTGGCCACCAGCTGGAACCACTTGATCTGCACCCGGCAGGAATAGGGCCGGGGGTTCAGGGTGACGGTGTCGTCATACAGGTGGTTAAGGCTGGCCGACCGGGAAGCGCCCCAGCTGGAATCCTCGAAGACAAACCAGTCGTTGGAGTGTACCGTGATCTCCTTGGTCTGGCCCAGGGGTACCGTGGTAGACTCCATCAGCCGGCCGCCCACATTGGAGATGACATAGGGGAGCACGGGAGTGATGACCTCCTGGACGATACCTGCCAGGGTAGCCAGGAAGGTCCGGTTCCGGGCCAGGGACAGATCGTTCTTCACCTGGTCGTAATTCTCGGGAGCAGGCTTTCCCTCCAGCGCATAGGCCCGGCCAGCGCAGAACATGAGAAGGTTCTTCCGGTGGCCGGCGGACAAATTGGCGTAGGCAATGTTGTCCAGCTTGGGGGTATACTCCTCGTTCTTGTGGATGGCATTGGTGGCCCTGCCGTTGTACTCCAGGGTCAGCAGCCGCCCGGTGGCCACCAGGTCGCTGCGGGAGATGTTGCCCACCTTCTGGCCGTCGTCGGCCACCTTCAGCTGCTCAACAGGGAAGCTGTTCAGTTTCAGACTCATTTCATTTTCTCCTTTCTCAGGCCGCAGGGCCGTTGTAGTGGACGATCACCCGGTAGGCGTCACCCCAGCTGCGAGTACCCACGGTGGGACTGACCTTCTCGGTGATCTCAAACCAGAAGCCAGCGCCGGCGGCAGGGGCGGTGGCGGAGGCCACCAGCAGGCCGTCCTGGATGGTGGCGTACTTGGTGGTGGCCAGGTCGGCGGGGGCGGTGGAGAAGTTGCCAGCGCCGAACACATACTGCTCATTCTCGATGATCTCCGTAAAGGTGCCGATGTCACCGGCGGGCAGCTCCAGTCCGAAGGTGTTGGCACCCACCATCCAGCGGTTGTCCCCCTGGGCGGCCTTGTTCACGTCGTAGCTGTTGAAGGCGTAAATCTTGGGAATGGTCCCGGCGGCGGAGGGCGCGCCGGAGGCGGTCGCCTCCATCACCCAGGCGTTGCCATTCAGAACGGTACCATAGCCGCTGTTGGGCAGCAGCTCCTTCCGAGTGCACAGGAACCCGGAGGGGCAGATGTCGGCCTCGCCGGCGGCGCTCTGGAAGGTGCCCGCAATGTTCTGGGTGGCGTTATACTGCATATTGGTCACTTTGACCTCGAAACCGGTGTTAGGAATACTTGCCATATTCGTTATCTCCTCTCGTCAATCAGAAATCCGGGCGATGGCCTCGGCCAGGGAGTCGCCCTTGGAATTGTTCTGGACGGCCCCGCCCTCCCAAGCGTACCGGGTGGGCTTCTGGGCCGCGCTCATCTGGGCCGCGCCGATCTTGGCCAGCAGGGCGTTCACCGCCAGCTGGTCGCCGATAAAGTTGCCCTCAGCGTCCACGCTGTTCATATACTTGCCCTCCGACACATCCTTGAGGACGTCGTCGCCCAGCGCCCGGTCAATGGACAGGTTCTTCACTGCCTCCTCCAACTGGCTCTTCACAGCCTCCTCACAGGCTTTCATCCGCCGGGCGTTCTCCCGCTCAGTCATGGCGGCCAGCTGCTGCCTACAGTCCGCCAGCTCGCTCTTGGCGGCCTCGCACTCCTTGGCTGCGGCCTCGGCCCGGTCGCAGGCTTCCTTTACGGCGTCGCCGATGACGTCGGCGCAATCCACCTCCAGCTTCTCTGCCTCGTTGAAGGCCACGGAAACAGGGAGGGGAACGGGGATAATGCGCTCCTGGATCACCACGCCGTGGTCGGCCTCCAGGAATTCATAGGAGCAGGGTACCATATCGCCGTTCAGCAGCAGAACATGGTTCCCGCTGGAGCTGACGGCCAAAATTCGACAGCCCTCAAACTTGGCCGACAGCTCCTTCATCAGGATCTTTTTGCTCAACTTTGTCACTCCTTTTTCACTTCTCCCCGGTTCTTTCCCGGGGGCACGGCTCGCCGCTTTCAACTGGATAAACCGCTCCTGCAAGGCGGCAAACGCTTTGATATTGGCCCCGGGGACGGCGGGGTCTACCAGGTCTCCCAGGATGGTCACGCCCAGGCCCTTCCAGGCCTCGAACACGTCCACAGCCCCGCTTTGGTAGCTGCTTGATACGTCGGTTTCGGCGGAGACCTCCATTTTCCCCTGCCGGGCGATTTTGTCCACCAGCTCCGGGTTATAGAACCGCCACAGCTTGCCCCGGGCCACCACCCAGGTCTCCCCTTCCCGTTCCTCCGTTCGGATAGCGGATGGGTCGTCGTAGATGGTGCCCACGATCCGCTCAGCGGTGGGGGAGAGGAAGGAATACCGGGTATTGCCGTCCTTGTCCCTGTACTCCTTCATGTTGTGGCCGTCCCCAATCTGTCCCTCCACAAAGGCGCAGAGAATGGGGGTACCCAAAAAGGTGCTGGCGTACCGCTCCACGTTGCGGAAGTCCCATTTGTTCCGGTTTACCCCAGAGCGCAGCACATCAAGCTCCACCTCATAGTTGAGGTCGCTGTCCTGGCTCAGCACCCGCAGGGAGCCCATGTGGGGGGCGCTACCTTTTGTTTTGATCAATCGTCCTCACCTCCATACAGCTGGCGCACATACTTGTCGAAGCTGGATGCGCTCACGCCGTTGTCCCACATACTCCAGGCCTCCAGCAGCTGGGTGCGGTCGGCGCTGTTATCCATCTGGAGGTTCTCTGCCTCCCGGCCCAGAGTCCAGCATTGCGCTTCGTCCGCCTTCCGGATGAACCCGGCCAAGGCGGTTTCCACGCTGTCCACCACCTCCACGCACACCCGGAACACCTCGTCCAGGTCGGGCAGGGGCTCGGCCAGCTCCTGGGTAGCCGGATACTCGATTTCCAGCCCAAGCTGGTGGAAGGCGTTGCCGAAACGGTCGATCCGCTCGGGCTGAAGGTGCTCCAGGCTGTGGATGGCATCACCGAGATACTTCATCCCGAATCGGCCCCAGACCACCCCCTTGATGGTGGCAAAGTACCGTTCCGCATTGAGAAAGGCCCGCATAGCCCCCCGCATAGGGTCCCGCAGAGGGGCAAACCGCGGGTTTTCATAGTTGTAAATCTCACGTTTTCTCATGCTCATCCTCCTGATCAAGGCCGGTACCATCCAGCATATTTTCCATTTCGGAAAATCAGCCGGATGCCGGCTACACAGAAATACCTGGTGTTTTTATCCTCGCAGCTTTGTTTCAGCATACCTTTTTACCCCCTTCGCGTTTTATTCGGCATCTATCATGTCCTCCGTCCCCTCGCTCTCCACGTCACTGATGTCGATTGACGGCCGTCCCCCCAGGTTGTCGCCGGGTGGGAGGCTTGAGTTTCCGCTCTTGGCGGTATAGCTGGTCACCAGGGGCAGCCGCATATTCAGCACACCGCTTTCCTTCACCGCGGCACTCATGCTCAGGTCATCCAGCAGGGAGCGCTTCATCAGAGCGTTGTAGCGGTACAGGTCAGGCAGGATACCCATTGCCATGCTCTGATTCATCCGGGATAATTCCTTTTCATCGTCATAGATGTTCCCAAACATATGGAACCGCCAGCAAAAGCGTAAATTCAGTGACGAATACGCCCAGTTCATCATGCGCTCAAACTGCTGATAAATTCGGTTGCAGTATTGGCTTTCCAGTTTCACAGAGATATTCACAGTCCCCGCCCGAGGCTCGTCGGTAATGGGGATCAGCCCGGAAAGCCCCGACTTCTCCACGGCGTAGCCATAGCCATTGGTGGAAATCTCGGTGGCGCTGGGCGCCTCAGACAACTGATGAAGCTTCAGGTTATTGGCCGGGGCCAGGAACAGCCCGATGCCGGAGGTGTTGTTTTGGGCCATCATCTGATACCAAAGTGTCTCAAACAGCAGCCGTCCGCCGTTGGAAAGCCGGTACTGGTCGTCCTGACTGGCTCCCTGCTCATTACGGTATGGAATTTCGCCGGTCATCACCGCAATCAATGGATTTTGCACCAGTTCCAGCTGTACCTGCTCATATTGGGCAATGGCAAGCATGGACAGATACAGACCGCTCATGGGGGAGGCCGCCACTGCGTTTGTATCGTCAATCTCAAAGGTCCACACTTTCTCCGGGGGGAGGGTTACCCAATAAGCCCACTTCCCGTTTTGGATGTAGGGCTCCGGGCTGCCCGGCAGCTCGCCCAGCGCCTTGAACGCTGCCAGATCCACCCCCCAGCCCTGCTTACTGGCAAACACCACGCCCTTTTGAGGCCGCAGCACCTCGCTGAATGGGTCCAGATAGGGCTTGAACAGATCGCCAAACTGCCTCCAGTCGGTTCCGGGCTGAAGAAAATAGAACAGGTCAAAGGACACGGTATAGCCTGAGATGTTGTTGAACCCCACGATTTTTACCCGGTCGGCAGGAAGCTGCTGTAAAAAGGCGTATTCCATGCGGTTGTGGCTCTTGTCCGCCCTAAAACGAAGGGTATAGAAGCACTTCCCATCCTGGATGGCCTGTCCGGCTATCTTGTGGGCGGACGCGGTTGGCTCCAGTGCCTGGGAGAATTTATCCAGCAGCGCTATTTCCCGCCAAAACTCCGGCTTTTTCACGTCCTCCGCAGAGGCAAAGGCAGGAGCGGTGTAATAATTGTAACTGAGCAGGTCGGTGTAAACCTTCCGGATTTTGAACATGGGATAAGCTGTTGCCTCCAGCGCCCGATGGGTCTGCCGGAGCATCTGCTCATGTCCGCCCGGGTATTTCACAGCCTCCGCCACTGCGTCCTTTCCGTAGTCGGCAGGCATAGATTGTATCTGCCGTACCCGCTGGTTTTGAATCCAGGGGTTCCCTGTGGCCCGGGAATAAGCGGCCATCACCGCTTCCATAGGCATCCCCTCATATCGGGCGGCCAGGGCGGAGAATTCTGTCAGCATTTGAGTTTTAAAATCAGCCATGGCCAGCCTCCTTCAGTTTCTTTTCTTCGGCGTCCAGTTCCACTTGCAGTCTGTCCAGAAATTTCAGCATTTTCTTTTGCACATCCTTGTCCCGGTTGACCGTATCCTCCAGAATTCTTTGGTTGCATTCCTCCAGCCATGCCAAATCTCCCGGAGAGAGCTGTCCCACCTCTACTGGGACCGACTTCCCCGGCTTTCTCCCAGCAGTATAAACCAGGAGATATCCTGCTGTGGCCCGATGGTAGCCCTTGGACATACGGATGATATTTTCTTCTGTGGGCTTCATGGCGAACAATTTGTATTTCACCTTAGCTTCCCTGTCCTTCCAATTACTCTGGGTACCGGTCCGTACACGGCTGCCGGAGCCTTCATCCGTCCCTCTTGAACCGCCTGGATAACCGGGGTCCAGTCGGAGGGCTGGGCGGCGTCCCGGGCCAACTTCCTTCGCTCCAGAACCTGCGCCAACCGCAGGGCATATTTGAAGGAGGACCACATATCTCTTTGGATGGCCTTGGAGATACGCACCTCGCTCCAATTCATCCCTGACATTTTCCGCTTCAGGTTGGATATCTGCCCACACATCTCCCGGCACTTGGCGTATGGGATGGCGAATAAGGCGTCATCATCACCGTCCTTGATGCGGTGAAATTTTTTGTAGGCCTCTACTCCGTCGTAGACATTGGTGGTCAGAATATGGACATTTCCCTGCTCAAATTGAACCTCGGCATATTTCAGCATCTCTCCGTCCGGGTCCCCTTTTCCGGTGTCCCGGTAGCCGTTGGAGGCCATCACCGGATAAATTACCGGCAGCGCATCAGGCAGTTCCAGGTCGGGATACTGGTGGTCTATACAACACAGAGGCTGACCGTCGCCCATGTCCTTCATCAGCTGCTCCGTCACCGCCTTGCCGTATTGGCGGTTGTCGATTGCGATATAGCAGGGATTTCCGGAGCCCTCCAGGGAATACTGCCGCCAAAGGTCCTTTAGATTTCTGGCCTGAATGCTGGCTTCCGCCGGATTGCCGTCCTTTACATAGACCAGCTGCTTCAAGTAGGTCCCTCTCTTGTGCACTGCTGTCTGTGGGGTACACTTTACAACCGTAGTAGCGCATTTTGCGTGCCGCGCGCCCTCCTCGTGTGAGACGTCATAACCGATAATGTAAAATGCAAATGGATTCTGGCAGTGGTGAGTCTCCATGACTTCAATTTTCTTGGCCTCGGTGAGTACCGCATCCCGGATCACCGGATTTTCCGCCACACCAGTGTACCGGCTCTCCATCTCACGCATCCACTCCTCGGCAGACAGCTTCCGCCGGAGGTCCTCTGCCCAGGCCAGATCCCGTATACCGGACAGGACCGCCACTTGCCACGGAATGTCCAGGATAAAAGCGCTCTGGCCAGCCCGCATTGCTTTCAGGATGTCACATCGGTATTGATACGCCTCATTCTGCTGCCGGCAGGCGGACGTGATATAGTGCTTTTTAAAGTCGATATGCAGCGGGTCAGGTTGCCGCTCTACCTGGTGCCGCAGCCGGACCGAGGGCAAAACAATGTTCCGGTAATTCCGGTGGTCGAAGAAGGGCTGCTCCTCCTGCCCTACCTCCTCGCAGAGGACCTGGTGGCAGTTGTCCCCGCGCATGGTGGCAATAGTAAATTCCGAGCTCTCCTGGGTGACCAGCTCAAAGGTATCATTGCCCGCCTTGGTCTGGTGGAAATGGCTGGCCAAGGCGGGGTAATTCTTCCTTATCTGTGTAAAGGTTCCCTGGGCGATTTCGGCAGTTTGCTTCAAAGAAGGGCCAAAGTAGCGCACCTTTTCCCCGGGCCACTGGAGACAGTCTGCCATTTTGGACAGCATGGCATTGTATGTCTTGGTAGTTCCCCGGGAACCGGTTATGAAAACCTCCTGATAACGGGCAAAAATCCGCTGGATCAGGCACTGGATCAGGGTAAGACTGTAATCTGCCTCTTCCCCCAGAAGAACCGCAAACATCCGGTCGGGATACCACCGCCAGTAGGACAGCAGTAAGCTCCAGCTATCCCAATCCTCGTCGCTGTAGTCAGCCGGCCGCTCCTGCCCTGCCTTTACCCACTGATGCAGGGTGGTATTCCATTTTTTACCCGCCGCCATTTGGAATTTCCTTCTCTCTCTGCACAGGGGAAAGCCCCATATCGTGCATCAGCTTCCGTTCCGGCCCAGAATTCCCCTCCTCCAGTTCCCCGAACATCGGATTTGCCTGGAGCGTTACCGGCAGTTCTGCCGCCTCGCTACAGCCCTCATTAAGCCGAATGGTGTTCCATATACAGCCGATGATCTGGTCCAGCATGTCATGTCCCATGGGATAATGGGGATGATCCTGTTGCAGTAAGGTCAGGAGCTGATCGTAAGCCAGCAGCTTCCCACTTTTCGCCAGCCCCCTCCGCTCCAAGCAGGCCATCAGCGTGTCGATCTGTTTGGCCGCTGCCGGGGCTTCATCCTTTTTCCGCATCAGGTTGTCCGCCTTCATCTTGGAAATGACGTTGTAGGTCTCTTTAGACAGTTTAATTTGCCCGGCCGCCAGCTGCTGGCTATAGAGCAGCAGAAGCTTGCATATCTCCCGCAAATTAAATTCCAATTCCTCATCGATCCCGCTGTCCTGATAGCTTTTAGACTGGATGCCATAGAGCCGGTCCAGCTCCTTGTACTCCGCCGTTTTGTAAGAGAGTCCCCAGTTCTTCCGCTGGGCCCTGGTGCCCTCCAGCTTCTCCGCTACACCGCCGGCGGTCAGGCCTCCGGCAAAGGCCGGTTTCTGCGGTACCTTCCTGTCGAATATCACGGCCAGGTCGGTCATGCCGTCAGAGAAGGATGCCGGTTCCCCGTTGTCGGTTACATCCTGGTCCAGCATTTTCAGATTCTCCAGATACATCTTCCATGTCTCTCCGTCCGCATTCCGCCGGGAGGGAACGGCCTCGGGGACAAAGGGGAGATTGTAGGCTGCGCAGCACAGGTAAAACGCCATATCCACGCCAACATAATCCACAAAGTCCTCAAATTGCCCGCTCTGACAGTCCTTGCAGTAGTGGACAAATCGGGTTTCCTTGTACCAGTCCGGCGTCGCCAGCGCCCCTGTCTCCATGGTAAGGAGGGTCCCGCAGTTGGCGCAGTGGGCCAAAATACTCTCGTCCGGCACTTTCAATCGTCTTTGCTTTTGGCTCAAGGTAAGTCCTCCTTTCCACAAGCCTAAAATAATTGGGTCAATGGCACGAAATGGAGTTCAGCATACCCCAAATCCTGCTTCAAAAGGCGCCTCCCACTTGAAAACCACCCCCTCAGCCCATCTGGGCCTTCACCCCGCACCTTGCAAGTCTAGTTGCACCATTTTGCGCTTTCTATATAAGAAAGCGCAATTTATCACAAGATATTTTCCAATAAAAGTAAATTATATTGCAAAACAAGCTGAAGCAGGAAATCCCCCGAAAAAGTGCCCAAAGCACACGCATTCAGGCGTGTCGCCGCTGCTTTCCTTGGTGTGAGCCGGGGCCACCAGAAAGAGCCCAGGGGGCAGGCCCCCGGGGATTGTCAAAAGCGCCTGTCTTTCGCAGCGGATTCTCGCATTACGTGTTATAATTGCGCCCGTTGCGATTTTGAATTATCCCATGCTGTGTAGTGTCCCTTGTACCAGTTGCAGGCCAATGTCTGCTATCTTCCTCTCAATTCTTGCACTCGCCGCCGGACGGCCAGAATGATCGTGTCTACATCATCCTCCGAAGTATTCCAACCAACGGAGATACGCAAGGCGCTCATGGCCTGCTCTGGCTCGTACCCCATGGCCAGCAGGACGTGAGACGGGGTCAGATGGCCGGTGGAACAGGCGGAACCTGCCGACACCGCAATGCCGTCCTCATCCAAGGCGGCCACCAGCGCCTGACCCTCCACGTCCTTGATGGCAAAGGAGGCGATACCCGGTGCGCGTTCAGTTGGATGACCGGTTAGCTCCGCACCACGAATAGCCGTGATGCCGTCAATCAACTTGTCACGCAGCGGCCGAACATGGTCCTGGTATTCCTCCACGTGCTGCGTAGCCCAACGAATGGAAGCTCCCATGGCTGCAATGCCCAAAACATTCTCGGTTCCCGAACGGACCCCGTATTCCTGACCGCCTCCAGAGATCAGCGGTTTAAAAAACTCCCGGCCAACTCGGTTGCTGATATACAGTGCACCTACACCCTTCGGGGCTCCAAATTTGTGTCCCGACAGGGAGAGTGTGTCAGCTCCCAGCTCTTTGACGTCCACTGGGATATGCCCAACCGCCTGAATTGCGTCCACATGGAGCCAAGAGGTAACGCTATCTTGAGCCTTATTGCCGGCTGCCAAGCTCCTAATCGGCTGAATGCTCCCAACTTCATTGTTTACCAGCATGACGCACGCACAGCCGGCGGTAAACGGTTGGACCGTACCCTGGCGGTCCACGGTAATCATCCCCGTCTGTGCCTTTGGGTTATGAATTACAGAGGCGTGTTCAATGGGGGAGGCCTGGAAAACCAGACTTTGATTCAGAACAGTGGCATTAGCCTCTGATCCGCCTGAAGTAAAGAAAATTTCCTCTGGTTCCGCTCCTATGGCCTGCGCCACCTGCCGCCTGGCATTCTCAATAACTTTTCGAGCTTCACGTCCCTCCTGATGTGCTGAAGATGGATTACCGAACAAATCAAACAGAGAGACAATTTTATCCCTCGCAGAAGAACACAGTGGAGTTGTGGCCGCATAATCGGCATAGATTCGTTTCATAGCCTCAGTCCTTGCCTATAACAATGACCGGGCGCCCTCCAAAATGCGGAGAGCACCCGGTCTTGATCCTGTTGTCGACTATACTATTTTACCACAGCTTTTCGGAAAAATCTTCCGGTTTTTTTCCGGACTTTTTTACTCCGTCTCAGTGACCCCATAAAGGGCCAGGGTGAAATGCCGCAAAGCCTTGTCCCGCCTGTCATAGACGGTAGATTGCTCCACATGTAGCCGTTCGCATAACTCTCCGACAGCCCCCTTTGCCCGATGGATGTAAAACCGGTCCAAAACAAGCCTTTCCTCGTCATCCAGGACGGCCAGGGCCTTGTCAACCTGGGCCACCCACAAACGGGCCTCCTTCAGCCGCCGTTTCAGCTCGTCCCGGTGAACGATGTTGGAGAGCATGGAGTCCTCCCGGGTGCTGCCGCCGCCAGAAATAGGCGTGCCGTCGGTGGTGGCACTGCGAATGCCAATATAGGCGCTCTCCAACCGCCTGATCTCTTTGGGCAGGCTCTCCAGGGCCAGCTTGTGCGCCTCATAATTTTTCAGCTTGTCTATTGCCTCACGTTTCCAGTTCATGGTGCCATCTCCTCCAGCCATTGAACAATGCACCGTCCACAGGGCTCCTCGCACTCGTCAGGCTTGGTCCCATATGCTTTCGGGCAAAACCGCCGTTCATTCCCATTCAGCAGCAGTACCATGTCCGTGGGTGTCCGGCACGCCTTGAGCCGCTCGAAACGGCTCCGGGGATCCCTCGGGGGATCAGCCTCACCGAACCCCCGCCACTTCCACCAGGAATAGCCGCCGCAGTCTTTCGGCCCTGGCCTGGAGCACCGCCCCTCCTTCCACTCGATACAGGAGCGGCAAGTGTTCCCTGTCGAATATTTCCAGATGTCTTCCACAGCCGCCGCTAGCAGTTTTTCCAGCTCCTCGATCCGGGCCAGAGCGTAGAGGTTCATCGGCTCCTCGCTGCGCCGGAGCAAGTCCTTGATGGTCTCGTTCATTTCCGGGTAGGTATGAATATCCATGTCAGTGCGCCTCCCTCCGCGAAAAAAGCAAGTGCTTGAGGATATAGAATATTTGCGCAAGGTAGGGGTGCTTTTGCCTATACCCTTTCATTTGTCGCTCCCCTCCTCCAGTCTGTGGCGGTAGGCGAACCAGCTAGTCCCGAGCAAGTCCATATCAGGCGTTTCCCCGCAATACGGGAAAATGACTCCTTCATCGCCGTCCCATTCGCAAATATCCCAATGGCCTTTGAAATTATTGACTTTCGACACGCCGACGACCCATACCGGCTGCCCATCCATCTCCCGCAGCTCCTCCAGGGTCAGCGGGTCGTTGGGCGGCAGCGCCACCAGCCGCCCGTCCTTCTCGGCCTGGGCAAGCTCAATCATGCGGTTAGTAGTGATTCCTTCAATCTCCTTAATTTCTGCCAGAGCTTTCCCAATAAGCGCTAGCTTGGTCTGTACCACCTCCTCCGGCTCCAGTCCGGTGTCCTCATAGGCGGCGAGGCGTTCCCATGCGGCCTCTTCCCATGCACACCCATCAGCGCAATGCCCTTGTATGGCATCGATTGCTATTGCTTTTCTCATTGCTACCTCCCCGGCCGCTTATTCCAGGCCGTCCCTGCCTGGCCCTGGGCAATAAATTTATTCCCATAGTGCCAAGGCTGCACCCAAAACTTCGGGCCTCTGGTTTTGCACTTGCGGCACACCACCCGATAGGCGGCGTTCTTATCGCTCTTACCCTCCCGCATGATAGCTATATCATGCGAGCCACAGAACGGACACGGTTTCAAATCCATATCATTACCTCCAAATTCGTAATCGGTTGGCAATTTGCCTGTTACTTGATTTCCTCCGCACAGACGTAAATCCCCGGCACCTCGGCCCAAAACTTTTCGCATATCTCTGAGGCTACCTGCGCATCGTCCTTCCAGAACCCCACAACGGTCATGCAGTCCTTCAGCAACTTGTTCAGATTGTCTGTGTCGGGCTTGGTGGTTCGGTACTCGCCGTCCCCATGCTCCCCCCTGGGGAAACACCACTTCACCAATAGCCGCACAGCCCCCTTCATACGCTGCTCCGGCCTATGCCCGGCCAGATGGTCCGTCAGCTTTGACCGGGCCGCCACCACTTCCGGGGGATCGTAGCTTACCGGCTTGCCCTTCACAACCCGCCATTTCTTTTCCTGGTGCGTGGCGGTGGGCGGGATCATCGGCATGAAAAACTCAATTCTCACGTGTCTTTACCTCGCTAAAGTGTCGCTTATTTTTTCTTGCGGCTGTACTGGGCGGGTGTCCCTCCCGTGTGTGGGGGCAGCCTATGGCCCCCACACGTTAGGGTGGGCACCCGTACAGAGGGCTTGCCCGACGTAGTTTTATATACGTAGTATATAAGGGGTGGCGGGCAGGTGCCTGCCCAACCTATTTTTTCAGGTGGCGGGCAGGTGCCTGCCCAACCTATTTTTTCAGGTGGCGGGCAAATACCCGCCCATGCCCATAACCAAGATACCGGGCACTTGCCCGAATTGCCCACTATCAAGGTGCCGGGCAAATTCTCCCCGTATTCTTGTCAATGGCATATCCAATTTTAGGCAAGGCATTTCGTACCGTTTTTTCAGCCGGATATTTTTCGTCAGCAGCTTCGGCACTCTGCTTCATCTCCTCAAAAAGTTCCTTTACAGTAGGGTAAATATCATTGTGAGAAAAGCGGAAACTTTCAATGGCAATACTGTACTTGTGCTGCTTGGTTTTCCTCTGTTTTTCTGCCTGCTTTTTTCTGGCATCTTCCCCCCGCTGGTAGGGCTTCACCTCGCCCTCCGGGTCGATGTCGGCCAAAACCCCGCTCTCGTCGTTGAGGTGAACGGGGAAGTCAAACCACAGGTTGACCGGGGGAAATTTCGGAAACTCTCTGAGCGTCCCATCAATACGCCACCCTGTACGGGCCTCTGCGGCCTTTTTAGCGGCCTCTACGGCGGCCATAGTGTCCCTGTACCCCTGCGGCCCTAAAACGGCCTCTACGGCGGCCAGGGCGGCCTTCTCACTGCATAGATCGTCCTGGCTGACTTCATCCAATTTCCCCGCCGCCTGGAGGGCCGCCGTACAGGCCCGGCCCACAGCGTTGTTAATCTCCTGCTTGCGAAGATCCTCGCCTATCGGCAGT